CGACTTCCGTGTTGTTTGTGACGAAACGAATAATACTTCAGCAATTGTTGACAGAAATGAATTCATTGCAAGTATCTTTATTAAGCCTGCACGTTCCATCAACTTCGTCACACTGAACTTTGTGGCCGTTAGAACTGGTGTCGACTTTGAAGAAGTCGTCGGTACAGTTTAATAGGAGAAATAAAAAATGGCAATTTTAGGCGTAGATGATTTTAAATCAAAACTCAGAGGTGGTGGCGCTCGTCCCAACCTCTTTAAGGCAACCATTAACTTTCCGGGTTATGCAAATGGTGATGCTGAACTGACTTCATTCTTATGTGAAGCGGCTCAGTTACCTGGCTCAACCTTTGGGATTATTAATGTTCCATTCCGTGGTCGTATCTTAAAGATGGCCGGTGACCGTACATTCCCAGAATGGACCGTTACCATTATCAATGATACCGATTTTACTATTCGGAATTCTTTTGAACGTTGGATGAATGGTATCAACTCACATTCGGCAAATACTGGTCTTGCAGCACCAATTGCATACGAGGCCGATTTGTTTGTTGACCAATTGGACAGAGATGGTGAATCAGTTAAGCGATATAATTTCCGTGGTTCATTCCCCACGGATTTGTCGGCAATTGATTTAAGTTATGCAACGACTGATGAAATCGAAAGATTCCAAGTTACGTTTGCGTATCAGTACTTTGAGTCCGATACTACAACTTAAATATATAAGAGGACGGGGTGGATTATTCCACCCCTACTCTAAGGATTAATTAAATGGCAGACGAAAAAAGTTTTAAATTATTTGGTTTTGAGATAAAGAAGTCTAAAGGAGAAGATCCTAAAAAGACACCGTCCATAGTTCCTGCCAGAGATGATGATGGTGCCGGTTACGTAACCGCTGGCAATATGTATTATGGGCAATATTTAAATATTGATGGTGACGAGACTAAGGATAACCATCAACTAATTATGCAGTACCGTGGTGTTGCTTATCAACCCGAAGTTGATATGGCGATTGAAGACATTACTGGTGAGGCAATTTCCACTTCAGAACTCAAACAAAATATTGATATCAATATGGACAATGTTGAGGGAGTGTCTGATTCTATTAAGAAACAGATCAAAGCAGAGTTTGATGTTGTTTATAACATGCTCGACTTCGGTGAGTATGGACATGATATTTTCCGTCGTTGGTACGTTGACGGCAGATTGTATCATCACTTGGTGGTAAATGAATCTAATTTAAGAGCAGGTATTCAAGAGATTAGACCTGTTGACGCTTCAAAGATTCGTAAAGTAAAACAGATTAAAAAGAAGAAGGATCCTTCTACGGGTGTAGAGCTCATTGAAAATGTCGATGAGTACTATATTTACCAGGAGAAACCAGGTGCAAGAACCGGTGGTATTAAACTTACGGATGATTCTGTAAGTTATGTTACGTCTGGGCTTTTGTCTGAGGATCGTAAAAAGATTGTTTCCTACCTACACAAGGCGCTGAAACCAATCAACCAATTAAGGATGATGGAAGACTCTCTAGTCATCTATCGTTTGGCCCGAGCACCAGAACGCCGTATTTTCTATATTGATGTAGGTAACTTACCCAAAGGTAAGGCCGAGGAATATATGAAAAACATTATGTCACGTTATCGCAATAAGCTTGTGTATGATGCACAAACTGGCGAGATTCGTGATGATCGTAAGCATATGTCTATGCTTGAGGATTTTTGGTTACCTCGTCGTGAGGGTGGCCGTGGCACTGAGATTACAACTCTACCAGGGGGTGAAAACCTAGGTCAGATTGATGATATCTTATATTTCCAGAAAAAGTTATATCGTTCACTGAATGTTCCTATTAGTAGATTAGAGCAAGAGAATAACTTCAGTCTTGGTCGGTCAACGGAAATCAGTAGGGATGAGTTAAAGTTCCAAAAGTTTATTGATAAGTTGCGCCGACGGTTCGCGCATTTGTTCCTGGGTATTCTTAAGAAACAACTTATCCTTAAAGGTATTATTACAGCAGAAGATTGGGATGAGTGGAAACAGGATGTTATTATTGACTACGTTCGTGATAATCATTTTACTGAATTACGTGATGCAGAGATGTTGCGTGAAAAGATCACAATGTTAGATCAGATGCAGAATTACGTCGGAGAGTTCTTCTCTAAGGAATTCATCTATAAGAAAGTCTTAATGATGAGTCATGATGAAGTAGAGGACATTAAGAAACAAATCGAAGACGAAAAGAAATCAGGTGATATTGCACCAGATGATGAAACGAGTGATGGTGGTAACACACCGGCTCAATAATATAAGCTTTAGGAGAATAAAATGAGTGAGATTAAAGATCTAATTAGACATGCTTTGGACCAAGATTACAATAAAGCAAATGATACATTTGGTGAGATCATGAGTATTAAAATGACTGATTTGATAAACCAAGAGGAAATTAAGGTAGCAAATAGCATCTATAATGGTGTTGAAGATACCGATGATGAGGAAGAAGCCATTGAAATTGATGATGCCGATTTGGATGATATTGAAAATATCGAGGATGACGAAGTCGAAGAAGATGATGATCCCATCAGTGACGATGACGATGATGATGATGAGGACGAAGAGAGCTAATTGCTAAAATCTACTTTTATATAAATAATTATGAAAAAGTTTAATGACGTTCGCACTAGAAAAGAAAAACCTGTTTATTCAAAACGGGTTGGTGGATTTAGTGTACAGGTACGTAAAAATTCTGGCCGATACGATGCTTATGTAGACAACGATCTACTTGATAGCTTTAAAAGTCAGAATGATGCTGTAAAGGCAGCATCAGAGTTTATAAAACAATATAGGGATTAAGATGAAACTAATTGCAGAATTTCATGACCAAGATCTAAATGTTCTTACTGAAGCCAAAAAGGACGGCGGTAAGAAGTATTATATCGAAGGTGTGTTTGCTCAAGCAGAGCAGAAGAATCGCAATGGTAGAGTCTATCCAAAACAAATTATGGAATCTGCTGTCGGTAAATATGTTACTGAGCAGGTTGCAAAAGGTCGATCCGTTGGTGAGTTAAATCACCCTGAGGGTCCAACGGTCAACCTTGATAAAGTTTCGCATCTCATTACCGGCCTCCAGTGGGAAGGTAATGATATTGTCGGAAAAGCCGCTATTTTGGATACACCAATGGGTAAGATTGTACAAGGTCTGCTTGAGGGTGGCGTTCAACTTGGGGTTTCAACTCGTGGTATGGGAAGTCTAGAGCGTAATAATGGCGCAATGGTTGTAAAACCAGATTTTATTCTTAATGCAATTGATATTGTACAAGATCCATCTGCACCTGGAGCATTCGTTAATGGGATAATGGAAGGTGTTGATTGGGTTTGGAATAATGGTATTATTGAAGCTAGGACTATTGAGAAGATGGAGACCGAAATTAAGAAAGCATCAAGGACTGATCTCTATGAGACACAGACGCGTGAGTTCAAAAATTTCCTCTCGTTACTCAAATCTAAAAAATAGGAGTCATAATGACTAAAGACCAAAGAATGGATCAAGTCGAACTCCACGATGAAGAGAACGATATCGTGGAAGCCGCTACTCATGATCCTAAGAATGCTGAGGCGCAATCCGTTGACTCAGTAGATAAAGCTGGTGATGCTACCGGTACCGCTAAAAAGCGGAAAGGTGACAACACTAAGCAAGATCCTATGCCTAAAACAAAGGCTGGCATGATCAATGCTGCTTATGTTAAAATGAACGGCATGAAGAAGGAAGATCTTGCAATGATGATGTCAAAGTTGATGTCTGAAGAAATCGATGCTGAGGATGAAGAAGTTGTAGCTGAAAATGCTACCTTTGAATACGAAGCAGATTTTTCATCTGACTTGAATGCTTTGGTTCAATCAGAAGCTACTCTATCTGAAGAGTTCAAGGAAAAAGCTGAAGTTATTTTTGAAGCTGCGATTAAATCTAAGCTATCAGAAGAAATCGACCGTCTCGAGGCTCGGTACAATGAAGAATTGTCTGAGGAAATCAGTTCAACGAAAGAAGAATTGGTCGAGAAAGTTGACAGCTACCTCAACTACGTAGTTGAAAAGTGGATGGACGACAACCGTGTCGCTATCCAATCTGGCCTCCGTGCTGAAATCGCTGAAAAGTTCATGGGTGGATTGAAAGATCTATTCGTTGAATCATACATCGAAATCCCGGAAAGCAAGGTTGACTTGGTTGACGATTTGGCCGAATCAGTTGAAGAGCTTGAGTCTAAACTCAATCAAACAACTGCTGATGCTATCGCCATGGCCGAAGAGCTTGAAGTTTATAAGCGTGATGCTATCATCCGTGAATCTGCTCAAGACCTCGCCGCAACCCAAGTTGAAAAACTCAAGTCCTTGGTTGAAGACATTGATTTTGAAGACGCTGATACTTTTGCTAAGAAAGTTCAAACCGTCAAGGAATCATATTTTACCAAGAAAGTTTCTGAGACTACTCAAGAGATCACTGAAGACGAAGACGGCGATGCCGCAGTTGTCTCCTCTGGCTCTATGGCTCAGTACTTGTCCGCAATCAGAAAATCTGCAAAATAAGGAATAATCCAAATGCAACAATCATATGACAAACTTGTCGAAAAGTGGTCACCAGTTCTAAACGAAGAGACCGCCGGCACAATTAAAGACGCACATCGTAAAGCCGTTACGGCTCAAATCTTGGAAAACCAAGAACGTGCATTCTCTGAGCAACGCGCTCAAGACGGTATGTTGATGGAAACACCAACCAATGCCACGACTGCCGCTGCCAATTGGGATCCAGTCCTTATTGCCTTGGTTCGCCGTGCAATGCCTAACTTGATGGCTTATGACATCGCTGGTGTTCAACCAATGACTGGTCCTACCGGTTTGATCTTCGCCATGAAGAGCCAATATAAAACCACCAAAGCTGGTGTGTCTAGTGGCGATGAGGCATTGTTCAACGAAGCTGCTGTTGGTTTCTCTGGTGACTCTTCTACTGCCTCACAAGGTGGTACCTCAGGTCTCGAGAGTGTTACCGACACTGATGCTGATAGCTCAATCGTTGACTCAGGCGCATCTTATGTTCCTGGTATCGGTGATGCGTACACAACGGCTGAAGCTGAAAACCTCGGCGCTGCTGGTGAGGCATTTGCTGAAATGGGTTTCACCATTGAAAAGGCTACCGTTACTGCTAAGTCACGTGCTTTGAAGGCTGAATACAGCTTGGAATTGGCTCAAGACTTGAAGGCAATTCATGGCTTGGATGCTGAAACGGAATTGGCTAACATTCTCTCCACAGAGATCTTGGCTGAAATCAACCGTGAAGTTATCCGTACCATGAACTCACAAGCTAAGATTGGCGCACGCCAAGACGGTTTGCAAGTTAAGGGTATTTTCAACTTGTCTACCGATGCCGATGGCCGTTGGTCTGTTGAGAAATTCAAGGGTTTGATTCTTCAAATCGAGCGTGAAGCTAACACCATCGCTAAAGAAACCCGTCGCGGTAAGGGCAACTTCATTGTTTGCTCATCTGACGTCGCTTCTGCCTTGGCAGCTTCTGGCATGTTGGACTATTCACCTGCTATGTCTACCAACTTGAATGTTGATGACACGGGTTCTACCTTTGCTGGTGTGATGAATGGCCGTACTAAGGTTTATATCGATCCTTATGCAACTGCTGATTACGTTACCGTTGGTTATAAGGGTACTAACCCCTATGACGCTGGTATGTTCTACTGCCCATACGTTCCATTGACCATGGTTCGTGCGGTTGGTGAGGATACGTTCCAGCCTAAAATTGGCTTCAAGACTCGCTACGGTATGGCTTCAAACCCATTCGTCGGCGCTACTGCTGCCAATGGTTTGGCCACGGTTCGTACCAACCAATACTACAGAATCTTCCGCGTGGACAACATCCTCGCCTAAGTGTAGTCAAAAAAAGAGCCCAGTCCACTGGGCCTTTAAAGGGATCTTCGGATCCCTTTTTTTATGAGCTATAAAGTATAAATAGATGTATGGCGACCTTAACTAATAACATTAATTACTTACAACCGACATCGTTTAAGATTAGTCTTGATCGAAAGAATTATCCGAATCTGGAATTCTTTTGTCAAAGCATCACCCATCCAGGTATGCTATTAAACTCTGTTGAAGTACCATTTAGAAAAATTGCAGGCATTCCCTTTGCTGGCGATAAGTTGACGTTTAATGAACTAACGGCAAATATTATTCTAGATGAGGATATGACTTCTTACTCAGAAATGTACAGTTGGATCCGTAGGTTATTGGACACAAAACCCGTGTCTGCTTTAAACCGTACGAGTGATACAGCAGCAACGTATGCTGATATTACCCTACATATGTTATCGAGTGCAAATAATACAACCAAACAGATTCGGTATTTGGATTGTGTACCCACGGCGTTGGGTGATATTCAATTAGAATCAACTGCCTCAGGTAATGAGTTCGTTACCTTCGCTGCTTCATTCCGATTCTCATACTTTGAATTAATGGATATAAATAAAACGACAGGCGCAATTACTGAATCATTTACAGTATCAACTACATTATAATTGAAATGGAACTATATTATGTTAGAACTGCAAGACATTCTAAACGAGTGGTCGGAAGACTGCCAGATTAACGATATGCGTTTAGATGAGGCCTCAAGGGTTTCACCTAAGTTACACGCAAAATATCTCACACTCTCCTCTAATTACAAGTTAATGCTTAAGCGTTCAGAGTTTAAGCAAAAAGAACTACTCAAAGACAAGTGGTTATACTATAACGGTAAGCTATCGCCAGAGGAAATCAAAGAAAAGAATTGGAAACCAGATCCCTTTGATGGATTAAAAGTCCTAAAAGGCGAGATGGATTATTACTATGATTCGGATCCAGATATTCAACGGTCGGAAGAGAAAATCCAATATTATAAGACCGTTATAGATACTTTACATGAGATCATAGAAAACATTAAGTGGCGACACCAAACAGTGAAGAATATAATTGAATGGAAAAAATTTCAATCTGGAAGTTAAATCATGCTACCATGGGTTTACAATGTGACCCTGGTATTGCAGCAGAAATAAATGAGTATTTCTCATTCTTTGTGCCTGGGTATAAGTTCATGCCAGCATTTAAGAATAAGGTATGGGACGGTAAGATTCGTCTCTATAACACACGCACTGGTACACTACCTGGTGGGTTGTTTTATCATTTACTTAAATTCTGTGAGCAACGAGAGTATGAATTAGACCAACACGCGAGTGATTATGGTCCTCCAGAATCGGCGAATAAAGTTTTGCCAGAAGATATTATGGATTACGTCCGTAGTCTTAATTTACCATTTCCAATTAGAGATTATCAGTTTGATGCTGTGTGTAACGCGATTCATAAAAAGAAGGGGATATTGGTATCACCCACTGGCTCTGGTAAATCATTAATTATCTACACGTTGCTTCGTTGGTTCCTTGCCAATTCTGATAAAAGAGTCCTAGTTATTGTACCCACAACATCATTGGTTGAGCAGATGTATGGGGATTTTAATGACTATGCTACAAATGACTTGTTTGATTCCAAGAATGAAGTCCACAGAATCTACTCAGGTAGAGATAAGAATGCTGATGCAAGGGTTTATGTATCCACGTGGCAATCGATATATAAGTTCCCATTAGATTGGTTCTCACAATTCGGCGCAGTGTTTGGTGATGAGTGCCATGGGTTTAAATCCAAATCACTCACTACGATTATGGAAAAGTGTACCGAGGCAGAATATAGATTTGGCACCACTGGTACACTGGACGGTTCACTTACACATGAATTGGTCTTACAAGGTCTCTTCGGCCGTGTGTTTAAGGTAACCACAACCCGTGCGTTGCAGGATAACGATACACTTGCTAAGTTGGCAATCACTCGTCTCGTATTAAATTACAGCAACACTACGCGTGAGGCATGTAATGGGTTAACGTATCAGGATGAGATTGATTTTGTCGTCACCAATGAGAAAAGAAATACACTTATAAGAAACTTGGCCGTGGACCAAAAGGGTAACACACTCGTGTTATTTCAGTATGTAGAGAAACATGGCAAGGTTTTATATGATATAATAAGAGCTAAAGCACATGAAGATAGAAAAGTCTTCTTTGTCTCTGGTCAGACGGAAACGGCAGATAGGGAAGCGATCCGAAAGATTACGGAGAAGCAAAGTGATGCAATCATTGTGGCATCCATGGGTACATTTTCTACTGGTATAAATATTAAGAACCTACACAATATTGTATTTGCTTCACCCTCGAAGTCACAGATACGTGTACTACAAAGTATTGGCCGAGGTTTGAGAAAAAGTGATGATGGTAGGGTTACCAAACTCTTCGACATCACTGATGATTTATCTTATAAGTCTAGGAAGAATTTTTGTTTACTACATTCTTCAGAGAGACTTAAGATGTATCAAACCGAGGAATTTGATTATAAAACATATGAGATAAATATCGATGGAAGTTAAACAACTTAAACTTACTAATAACGATGAAATTATCTGTGATATAGTTTCATTGGATCAACATGGTGATCTCATTGTAGTAAATGCTTTTAGAATTTTAAATGTTGAGGATTCCACACGAGGTTTAAAGTATTACTATTTTAGACCTTTTATGGTATTCCAAGAAAATAATGAGCAAAGAATAAATAGTGCTCATATTATTGCTGACACATACCCATCGGATGAGATGCTTGAACATTATGCAGGGGCAATTAAAGATGCTTTGGATACTGCAGAAAATAGAGTAACGATTACTGAGGATGAGTTGGAAGCAATGGAAAGTGAAAACATTGAGATTGATAAGTTAATGGATCCAGAAGTGAAGAAACACTTTCATTAGTAAGGGTATACCACTGCCTCCGTACCATTGTATTAGGATTATATCATACTTTCGGTATGCTGTAAACCACTAGATGCTTTAATTAAACTAGTCATTTGGTATGTACTTTTATTATGAAACGTGTTATAATAGACACTATGAAAGGAGTGAACTATGTCCAAAAAGGAAAATGTTCATTATGTAAATAATGCTCAATTCTCACAATCCGTGGTTGATTATGTAACCTTGGTAAGAGAAGCAGAGAAAGATAACAGTCCAATTCCGGTTGTTCCCAATTATATAGCAGAATGCTTTTTACGCATCTCTGAGGGTCTGTCCCACAAGTCAAACTTTATTCGTTACACCTATCGTGAAGAGATGGTAATGGATGGGGTTGAAAA